ACCCCCACCCCCGGCCCGCGGAGAAGGGCAGAATCAGCGAAAGAAGGCGAGCAGATGGCGACGAAAAGACAGGAGATGGCGGAAGTCGCCAGGATGCTGGCGGAACTTTCGCCGAGACAGACAGCCGTGCTGGCGGAGCTGATCCGGGAGGCGGCGAAGGTGGCAGAGAGCCCGCCGCTGACGGAGAAGCGGGAGCGGGCACGGCTGGAGAAGCTCTTCGAGGGGATGCCGGAGAACAAGAAGCGGTTGGTCGATGGACTGATCACCCAGGCGGCGCGGCTGCGGGTGCGGCTGAATGAGCTGCACGCCGACATCGAGGCGAACGGCATGACCGAGCTCTTTCAACAGTCGGAGAAGGTGGAGCCGTACAGCCGGGAGAGACCGGAGGCGGGGCTCTGGATCAAGCTGGATAAAAACTACCAGGCGATCATCCGGCAGCTGACGGAGCTGGTGCCAGAGGAGAAGCGGAAGGCCGACGACCTGGACGCCTTCTTCAATGGCGATGGATAACTACATCCTGGCCTACTGGCAGGGGATCCGCAACGGGTCGATCGTGGTGGGGCGGTGGATCCGGCTGCTGTATGAGCGGATCGTGACGGAGCTGGACGAGGGGACGCTGCGCTTCGACCAGAAGAAGGCCAACACGGCGATCCGGTTCATCGAGCGATTCTGCCACCACAACAAGGGCACCCTCGCGCCGGGGCGGCTGGAATTGCAGCTCTGGCAGAAGGCCGCGGTGTCGCTGATCTTCGGCATCGTGGACGAGGACGGGGCGCGGCACTTCCGCGAGTGCTTCATGGTGCTGGGGCGGAAGATGGGCAAGACGCTGCTCGCCGCGGGGATTATGAACTACATGGTCTACGGCGACGGGGAATACGGCGCGGAGGTCTACTGCGTGGCCCCGAAGCTGGACCAGGCCGACCTGGTCTACAGCGCGTTCCAGTTCAACGTGGAGCAGGAGCAGGCGTTCAGCTCCAGGACGCGGCGGCGGAAGAACGATCTCTACGTGGACGCGAGCAACACCACGATCAAGAAAATCGCGTTCAACGAGAAGAAGGCCGACGGCTACAACCCGCATCTGACCGTCTGCGACGAGGGATCCTCCTGGCCTGGCCTGCGGGGCCTCAAGCAGTACGAGGTCATGGTCTCCGGCACGGGCGCGCGGCGGCAGCCGCTCACCCTGATGATCACGTCCGGCGGCTATGAGGACGAGGGGATCTACGACGACCTGATGAAGCGGGCCACCGCCTACCTGCAAGGGGACGGGCGGGAGACCCGGCTGCTCCCGCTGCTGTACATGATCGACGACATCCAGAAATGGGACGACATCAACGAGCTGCGGAAAAGCCTGCCGGGGCTGGGGACGTCGGTGTCCGCGCGGTTCATCCAGGACCAGATCGAGAGCGCCTACACGTCCCTGAGCCGGAAGGTCGAGTTCCTGACCAAGTATTGCTGCTTGAAGCAGAACGCCACCCAGGCCTGGCTCAAGGGCGAGGCAGTGGCGGCGGCCTGCGGCAAGCGGCTGACGCTGGACGACTTCCGGGGATCCTACTGCGTGGGCGGCATCGACCTCTCCCAGACGACGGACCTCACGGCCTGCTGCATCGTGGTGGAGAAGGGCGGGGAGCTCTACGTGCTCACCCAGTTCTTTTTGCCGGCAGCGAAGCTCAAGGAGGCCGAGGCGCGGGACGGGGTGCCCTACGACATCTACCGCCAGCGGGGACTCCTCGCCCTCAGCGGGGAGAACTACGTGGACTACCACGACTGCTTCAACTGGTTCACGCGGCTGATCGAGGAGTACGAGATCCTGCCCCTGGCGGTGGGCTACGACCGCTACTCCGCCCAGTACCTGGTGCAGGACATGGCCAATTATGGCTTCAAGATGTCGGACGTCCGGCAGGGAGAGAACCTCACCGGCATCATCAACGAGACCGAGGGCCTGATTAACGACGGCAGGATCCACATCGGGGACAACGACCTGATGAAGATCCACATGCTGGACTCGGCGCTCAAGGTCAACGCGGAGAGCAATCTCAAAAAGCTGGTCAAGCTGCGCAGGCTGTGCCACATCGACGGCATGGCCGCGCTGCTGGACGCGCTGTGCATGAGGAGCTGCTTCCACGATGAGATCGGGGAGCAGCTGCGGAATGCGAGCTGACAAAGACGGGACCTCATCCACCACCGCCTGCGGCGGCGGTCCCCCTTCCCCCTCAAGGGGAAGGTTTTCAGTTACCTGACCATGATACGAACTGAGGAGGGAGACGCATGGGCATGTTCAGCAGCCTGTTCGGGCGGCTGCGCCGACCGAGGGGCTCCTCGACCTGGCAGACGATGACGGGCTACCGGCCCGCCTTCACCGACTGGAAGGGCGAGATGTACGAGTCGGAGCTGATCCGGGCGGCCATCGACACCCGGGCCCGGGCGGTGGCCAAGCTGGAGCCCCACTTTGTGGGGCCGGCCCAGGCGAAGCTGAGGGCCAGGACCCGGGGCGGGCCCAACGCCTTCCAGACCTGGAGCCAATTCTTCTACCGGGCCTCGACGGCGCTGGACGTGCGGAACACCTGCTTCCTCTGCCCGGTGCTGGACGAGATCGGGGCGACGGTGGGCCTGATCGCCGTGGCCCCGCGGGACTGGGAGCTGGTGGGCGACGAGGCCGGCATGCCGTGGATGCGCTTCACCTTCGGCGAGGGCGACGTGGCGGCCATGGAACTGCACCGGGTGGGGATCCTCACCCGGTTCCAGTACAAGGACGACCTCTTCGGCGAGAGCAACACGGCGCTGGATCCGACCCTGCAGCTGCTGGACATGCAGCGCCAGGGGATCACCGAGGGCATCAAAAACGCCGCGACCTTCCGCTTCATGGCCCGCCTCAAAAACTTCTCGAAGCACGAGGACCTCAAGCGGGAGCGCGACCGGTTCAACGAGTCTCAGCTCAAGAGCGGCGGCGGCGGGATCCTGTTGGTACCCAACACCTACGAGGACATCAAGCAGGTCGATCAGACGCCCTACACCGTGGACGCGGAGCAGATGCGGCTGATCCAGACCAACGTGTTCAATTACTTTGGCGTGAACGAGGACGTCTTGCAGAACAAGGCCATCGGCGACGCCTGGGCGGCCTTCTACGAGGGGGCCACGGAGGTCTTCGCCATCCAGGCCAGCGAGGTGATCACCCGGATGCTCTATACGGAGCGGGAGATCGCCGGGGAGAACAAATTCTTCCTGAGCGCGAACCGGACCCAGTACCTGAGCAACCGGGACAAGCTCCAGCTGGTCCGGGACGCCAGCGACCGCGGCCTGATGTTCGTGGACGAGATCCGGGAGATCCTCAACATGCCGCCGCTCCCGAACGGGCTCGGCCAGCGCCTGCCCACGCGCGGCGAATACTACGACGCGGCCAAGCCGCCAGAGGACAAGGTCGGCCCCGCCGATCAGGAGAAGGAGGCAGAGAACGATGCCGAGAGCAAATAACAGCCTGCCGGACTGGATCGAGCGGCAGCTCGGGCAGGGCCGGGAGTTCCGGGACATGGCGCAGCCCCTGGAGGCCCGGGCCGAGGATGAGCAGCGGTGTCTGGTGGAGGGCTACGCCTGCACCTTCGGCAACTTCTACACGCTGTTCAGCATGGACGGCTACACGGTCGAGGAGCGGGTGGACGCTCACGCCTTCGACAACTGCGACATGAGCGACTACATCCTGCAAGTGGACCACCACGGCAAGGTCTACGCCCGGAACCGGAACAACACCCTGAGCGCGGGGCCGGACGCCCACGGTCTGCTGACCCGGGCCGAGCTGGCGGGCGTCAGCGGCGGGCCGGATCTCTACGGGGACGTGAAGGCCGGCTACTACGACAAGATGAGCTTCGCCTTCCGCGTGGGCAAGGATGAGCGCAAGGTGATCGAGGATCACGACACGGGCAACATCATTGTCCAGCGGACGATCCTGGAGATCACCAAACTTTACGACGTTTCGATCGTGTCGATCCCCGCGAACGACGCGACGGAAATATTCGCCCGGAGCCTGGACGCCGGAGAGAGCAACTGGGCCGCGCAGGAGTTGCGCGCTTACGAGACCAGGCGGAGAAACCTGGAACTGTTGACCCTCAAACTCAAGATGACAGGAGGAAAATGACCATGAAATTCACCCGTGAGCAGATCATGGCGATGGCCGCCTCTGAGCTGGACACCGCCACCGAGGAGATCCGCAGCCACATGAACGACCAGGACGCCGACCTCGCCAACTTCAACGAGGCCTTGGACTGGATCAACGAGCGCCGCCAGCAGCTGGCCGACGCCGAGACCCGCCGCCAGGAGCTGGCAAACCGCATCGCCGCCGGCGCGGGCACCGTGCTCCGCCGCAGCGCCGCGACCCCCGCCGCCCAGACCGAGTACAACGCCGGCAGCCCCGAGTATCGCCGGGCCTACCTGAAGAACCTGGCCGTCCGCGACGGCGTGCACCTCTTCGGCGAGATGAGCCGCGAGGAGCGCGACGCCTTCACGTTCCTGACCAGCAACAGCCAGCCGGTCGTCCCCACCGAGATGATGAACCGCATCGTGGAGCTGGTCGAGAGCCAGTATCCGATGTATCAGGACGCCACGAAGTCCTACATGACCAGCGGCTTCCAGATCCCGCGGCATAAGGCCATCAACCAGGGCGACGCCGCCGCCACCCAGGAGCACGTCGCGAACGACGACGAGCAGGACACCTTCGATCTCCTCGACCTCGCGGGCGTCGAGATCAAGAAGCACCTGGTGATCAGCCGCAAGATGAAGTGGCAGTCCCTCGACGCCTTCGGCGCGTGGGTCGAGCAGCACATCGCGGAGCGCATCGGCGTCGCGAAGGAGCGGCAGATCCTCACCCGCCTGGACGCGGTGGCCACCGGCATCGCGGCGGCGAACGTCGTGACCGCCGTGCCCACGACCGACGCGGGCATCCGCGGCGCTCTGGCCAAGATCCGCGGCACCGGCGCGAAGGTCGTCTACGCGAACAACCTGACCATCTGGAACATCTTCGCGGGTATCAACGACGGCGCGGGCAACAAGGCCTTCATCCCGTCCCCCACCGCCGACCCGACCAGCACCGGCGTTCTCTACGGCTTCAAGGTCCGCGAGGATATGAACCTGGCCGACAACGTGGCCTACTTCGGCATCCCGCGCTATCTGCTGGCCAATGACTTCGAGACCCTGTTCCTCAACCACGCCCTCGATCCCAAGACCTTCGAGGACATCGTGGGCGGCTACAGCCTGTTCGACGCCGGCCTGGAGAACCCGCTCGCCTTCGTCAAGGTGACCTTCGCCCCTTAATGACCGCCAGCGACACGGACGGCAATGGCGTCCTGTCAGAGGATGAGCTGACCGCCCTGACTGTAGCCCAGCTCAGGGCGCTCGCTGGCGAGATGGGCATCACCCTCAGCGCGACCAAGAAGGCCGAGATCATCGCGGAGATTTTGGCGGCGCAGGGGTAACAGCAAGTCCCCTGCCGCTTCGGCGGCAGGGGAACCTCTCTGCCGCTGCGGCGGCATCTCCCCAGAACAATATCAACGGCTCCGCCGTTGATACCTCTCTGCCGCTGCGGCGGCATCTCCCCTTTCAGGGGAGACTGGGGGTTTTCAAATTCGCATTCGATGCGAATTTGGGATTTTTAACAAGGAGTGAGTGAGCGATGGATCTGCTGGAGAGAGCACGGAAGGCTGTGCGGGCCGAAGGGACCACCCGGCACGATGAGGATCTGCTGGCCATGATCGAGGCGGCGAAGCTCGACCTGGGCATCGCGGGCGTGACGGCGGCCAGCAGCATGGACGCGCTCGTCGAGCAGGCCATCCTCACCTACTGCCGGATCCATTTCGGGCGCGAGGACAGCGACGTGCGCGACCGGCTGCAGGCCAGCTATGACATGCAGAAGGGCCAGCTGCAGGTGGCCACGGGCTACACGGACTGGGGGGATCCCTCGTGAGCACGACGATCCGCTCCAGCGAGGTGACGCTGATCCCGGCGGCCCCGAAGGCGCGCGGCGTCTACGAGACCGGACCACACGGCGGGCGAACCGTGCCCTGCGACGTCAAGAACGTCAGCCGGGCCGAGGTCTACGAGGCGATGAACTACGGGCACGAGCCGAGGTGGATCCTCGACATCGGGCACTATGACAACTACGGCGAGGAGACCGAGGTCTTCTTCGAGGGGAAAAGATACGCGGTGCTCCGGGCCTACATCACGAAGGATCTCCACATGGAGCTGACGATCGAGAGGGTGATCAACCGTGGCGATGCGGTATGCTGACCTGACCCGGGAGCTGGAGAAGCTGACCATCCCCTTCGCGGAGGGCGCGTGGCGCGACGCGGAGGACATGCAGGCGGACTTCGGCACCTGGGCGATGGAGAGCGACGCGCGGCTGATCGGCGACGACGGCACCGCGGAGCGGCAGTGGCGCGTGGCGGTCCACCTGCTGATCTGGGGCGGCAAGGGCTTCAACGAGGCCCGGGCCGTCGAGGACGCGATGGACGACGCGGGCGTCAGCTGGCAGCTGGTGACCTCGGGCCTGCTGGAAGACAGCGGCTTCACTCACTGGCACTGGATCGCGTACTGCATCCCGGAGGATTGAAGATGGCAACCTTCGACACAAGCGGCCTCGACGGCCTGATCGCGGACATGCGGCGCATGGGCGAATACTCCGGGAAGGTCGCGGATGCGATGTGCTTCGCGGCGGCGGAAGAGATCCGCGGCGCGTGGAAGACCGTGGCGACCCGGAAGCGGATCCGCAAGACCGGCCAGATGATCGACTCGATCAACTATCCGCACAAGGTGACGGACGTGGGCGGCGTGAAGTCCATCGACATCTACCCCCAGGGGAAGGACAGCAGGACCGGCGTCCGCAACGCGACGAAGGCCTTCATCCTCTACCACGGCTCCAGCCGGTGGAAGAACCGGCAAGGCCGGACCTACCACTGGACGGACGAGGCCGACGAGATGAGCGCCCAGCCGGTCCAGCAGCGCCTGGAGAAAATGTGGGACGATTTCTTGGAGACGGGCCGCGTCCCGTCATGACCTACGAAACGGAGTGATTTAGCATGGCATTTATCGGACTGAGGTATGCTGTGGTCGCGGAAAAGCTGGCCCACACGCCCGGCAGCGAGCCCACCTACGGGGCGGGCCGGTTCCTGGGCAAGCTCCGCCGGGTAGACCTCAACATCGAGCGGGGCAATAACCCGCTGCGGGCCGACGACGAGGACGCGGAAATCGACAATTCGATCACCGCGATGAACTACACGATCGAGACCGACGACCTCATTGAGGACGAGAAGGTCTATATCGGCCTGCTGGACGAGATCACGCAGGGCACCAGCACCTACTACACGGACCACGACGGCCCGACAAAGGAAATGGGCTTCGGCTACATGCGGGTTCGCCAGAAGAACAACAGGGTCGTCTACCAGTGCATCTGGGTCTACGACATCATGCTGGCGCAGGACTCGGAGAACGCCACCACGATGCCCCAGGGCAACAGGGAATGGCAGACGCCCACCTGCTCCGGCTCTGCAAAGCCGCTGAAGGTGGACAGCACCAACAAGCGCCGCTTCCGCAAGATCGCCAACTTCCAGGACGAGGCCCCGGGCTTGCAGTGGCTCAAGGGGCTCGCCGGGATCGTGGACGAGACCGCGGGAGGCTGACCCGATGCCGGGCTCACGGGGAGACCCGGGGCCCGGCGTTTTGCATTCCAAAGGAGACGCGCAAAATGAAAACCACACCCTTAAAAATTGGCAAAAGGACATTTGCGCTGGCGTACACCGCCGAGGCGCTGGCAAGGTTCGAGGAGTCGGTGGACGGGTTCGACGCGGCGAAGATCGCGGAGCAGACGAAGAGCATGAGCACCTTGCTCGACGCGGTGACGATCCTGGCCCGGGAGGGCGAATACCTCGAAGGCCGGGAGCTGGACGTGGACCG